AAGTCAACGTCACTCTAGATGGTATCGATCCAGTTGACAGGAGAGCATTAGTAAAGATGTTCGAATTCGAAGTCCCGGGCGCCCGTTATTTACCATCTGTTAGACTTGGTAGATGGAATGGTAAAGTTTCGTACTTCGCACTTGCTGGTTCGAGTTACGTCAACTTGCTTGATAAGATCATTCCTTACTTAGACAGTAAGGGCTATGATATCGAACTCAATGATATTCGTGATTATCAAACGAACTTCACGTTTAATGAAATCGACGAAAACAGTTTCAGTGACCGTCTATGGCCAACTGATCATCCGGCAGCTGGTCAGCCAGTGGTGTTACGTGACTATCAAGTAGAAATCGTCAATAACTTTTTCACTAACCCACAGTGCTTACAAGAAGTAGCAACAGGCGCTGGCAAGACACTAATGACTGCCGCTCTATCACTGTCTGTAGAACAGATGGGACGTTCAATCGTAATCGTGCCTAACAAGTCACTTGTATCACAAACAGAAGAAGACTATATCAACTTAGGCTTAGATGTAGGCGTGTACTTCGGCGACAGAAAAGACTGGGGCAAAACCCACACAATCTGTACATGGCAATCACTGGGCGTACTACTCAAAAATACAAAGTCGGGTGAAGTGGAAGATACAATCATGGACTTCATCGAGGGCGTAGTATGTGTAATCATCGACGAAGCACATCAAGCAAAAGCAGATTCACTCAAAGAACTACTCTCGGGTGTAATGAGTAGAATCCCTATTCGCTGGGGCTTGACGGGCACAATCCCGAAAGAACAATTCGCCGCTCAAGCGTTATTCTGTACAATCGGCCCTGTCATACACAAACTGTCAGCAAGTCAACTTCAAGATCAGGGTGTCTTATCACAGTGTCACGTGAACATCATACAACTACAAGATGGGTTAGAATTTTCAAACTATCAAAGTGAACTCAAGTATTTACTTGAAAACAATGCTCGTCTTGATGTCATAGCACATTCGGCGCTAAAAATCAACGAAACTGGCAACACACTGATCTTGGTAGACAGAGTGGCAGCCGGTCACGCTCTTGTTGAACGACTGCCGGGTAGTGTGTTCGTTAGTGGCAATATGAAGAATGCGGATAGAAAGGAAGAGTATGCCGAAGTTGCGACGAGTGAAAAGAAGATTATCGTGGCTACATACGGAGTTGCCGCCGTGGGACTAAACATACCGAGAATCTTCAACTTAGTAATGATCGAACCGGGCAAGAGTTTCGTTAGAGTCATTCAGTCAATCGGCCGAGGTATTCGTAAAGCACAAGATAAAGATTTCGTTCAAATTTGGGATTTCACGAGTTCGTGTAAATTTTCTAAGCGTCATCTTACGGCGAGAAAAGCATTCTATCGCGATGCCAACTACCCGTTCACGATTGAGAAGTTGCCCTATCGATGATATCAGCAAGAGACCAGCCTTTATAAGTCAGTCTCTTGCCCCTAACCAATTCACTCAACTTACCCTGATTTAGATTGTATTTGACTTGAAGTTCATACCGTTGGCAGGTCTCTAATGTGCCATCAGTGTGATAGAACGAGTAAACTGTATGATCGTATCTTCCATGTGAACTCGGAGTATAGTCTTTGAATCTGTTTTCCCATACTTTATCATCGACCATCTTTTTGTACCACTCTGCTTTTGCTACTGGGTCTTTCATGGGATTGTCTTCCGATGTCCATAGATTTAGTTTAGAATAGACTTCTGGTCTTGCTAATACTTCCTTCATTGTCTTACTGAACTGTTCCTTATGTTCCGGTTTAGCAACAGTAGCGGCAACTTTTGCCTTCACTACCGGATTCCTCATACAGTTATTATCACCAGATCGTTTTTCTTTGTGATACTCAGTGTTCAATGTGGTCTTCACTTTATTACGAACAACGGGATCATTCATGGGATTATCATCACCTGTTTTCCAGCCAGGTCCGCCTCCAGTTTCCGGTATACTGTTAGCCCAGATTTTGTTGCCAAAGTCGTCCATTGCTCCTACGATGTTCCATAGTTTACTATAGTAACGACCAGTTTGATTGAAGTCTTGTTTATCAGTAGTTTGATACACTACAGTAGTCTCGACATCAGTAATGTTGTTTCTTAGATGATTCGACCAATCACTGCCAGAGCCTGGATAAGTGTATGGGTCTTGAGTGGTCATTCCTAAATAGTGAAGACCAGAATTCTTGTCTACCTTCTTGTAGAGTGTATAAATAGCCATGCTGATTGCTCCTTGTAGCGTTAGAGAGGGTAGAGATTGCAGTCTCGTGATCCTCACTTTTATTTATCCAATTTTTATTGACTATCGACGAAAACGCTGTATAATCAATACTAATATGAACATTTTACAACTCGACAACATCAAGTATGACTTGAGTACTCTACCAGAAGAGATCGAAGACTTGCGTTTCGCTATCTTAGACAACTCTAACCCAAGCGCGGTCGACTACTTCTACATACCACTCATCTTCTTGGAGTCATTCAACTCACCAGCACTTGTCTTGCGTATCGGCAACAAGACAATCAAAATGCCACTTGACTGGCAAATTCTAATCGGTGAGCCAGACTTGGGTGACTTAGAAACCTTACCACTAACATCAATCAATGATCGTGGCTTCAAAGCATTCGAGTTCAATCCGATCAACGGATTCAGACCTAGTTTCTTAGACATTGAAATCTTAGATGTGTATCACGATGTAACATGGTACGCTCCTCGATTAAAGAACGGTCAGTTCTTATGTGTACCAATTGACGATACTGAATCGCCACGTTGTGTGTACTTCGTCAAAGAGATTAGTAAGAATTGTGAAATGGTAGATTTCGGTCAGGTATTCTAAAATGGCAACACGTAAACCAGCAGTCCCACTAGACGAAAAGTTCGAAAACGTTGATCTTGATATCTTCAAAGTCTTAGAAGCGGTAGACAAGAAAGACTACTCGTGGTACTCTAAACTAACAGAAGAACAGCAGAAAAAATTCGTGCCGTATGTAATCACGCATTGGATGAGTGCTATCAATGCTACTGGTATGCTAGGCGCTTACTACACAATGAGTACTGACTCCAATGCTAATCGTCATCTATTCAACGAGCGTATCACTCAACACCCCGAACTACAGTGGTTGATGCTATGTGCTGCAAGTCCAGGTATGGGCAAACAATTTCATCAGTGGATACCACACTTGAACGCTAAGTTCGGTGAATTGAAAGTCAAGGCGACTAAGAAAGATGCTAAAGAATACTTCGAAAAGATTTACAAGGGTGCTTCAAAAGAGGATATCACCTTAATCACCGAAGCATATGTGACAGAACAAAATCATCAGTATCGACTAAGTGAACTGTATCCTGACATGAAGATCGATGACATTAGAGCATTGAGCAAGATAGTAACATCAGCAGAATTAGACAAATATGAAGCAGAGTCGGGGTACTGATTACGGTTGTGAACATTGCGGACGCACATTCGTTCGTGAATCAACATTAGCAACTCATCTATGTGAACAAAAACGTAGATGGGATGCTCAAACTCAGCCGGCAAATAGAATCGCATTCGCTGCCTGGACAAAGTTCTACAATCAATTTCAGCCGACCAAGAAAGATAAAAGTTATCGTGAATTCACCAAGAGTAGTTACTACAGCGGATTCATCAAATACGGCACGTACTGTATCGACGCCAAAGTAATAAATCCTCTTGCTTACTTAGACTGGAACATCAGGGAGAAAGTAGCACTCGATAACTGGACAAGTGATCGACACTACGGTAAATATTTAGTTGAGTATCTCAAACTTGAGAATAGCATGGATGCTGTCAAGCGTAGTATCGAAACACTACTTACTATAAGTGAAAATGAAAATGTTCAGTTAGGTGACGTGCTTAGATTGTACAGTACGAACAAACTGTGTCATCTAATTACTCAAGGGCATATCTCACCATGGCTACTATTCAATAGTAGCGGCGGCACTAAATTTCTTAGTGGACTAAACGCAGATCAACTAGGTATGACATACGACTATATCAATCCCGAACAGTGGAGCATTAGATTCAAACGAGATGCTACTACTGTCAATGAAGTGAAAACATTATTGGAGCAAGCAGGCATATGAAATTCAATTCAGACATCGATATTGACTGTGCTGACCGTCAACAAATCATTGACGTAATTGATTGTACACAGGCAAGTATTCGTGACGGTAAGTATCCTAAGCGTCACAACACCGGCGTACATGTTACAGATATCCCATATGATCCATCTACCAATACTGCGTCTATCGACTATAGGACAGCAGAAGAACGTGGGTATATCAAGATAGACTTACTCAACGTAAATCTATATTCAATGGTTAAGAGCGAAGAGCACTTAGTGGAATTGATGAGAGAGCCAGATTGGTCAATGCTTACTGATAGAACAATCATGGAAAAGATGATCCACATACACAAGCACTATGATACAATGCGCCGTATGCCTGAACCGATTGATAGCATACCTCGTATGGCAATGTTCTTGGCACTCATCAGACCTGGCAAACGTCATCTAATTGGCAAGACATGGCGAGAAGTTAGTGAGAGTATCTGGGATAAAGATGGTGACCAATACGCTTTTAAAAAGAGCCATAGTATTGCTTATGCTCAGTTGGTAGTTGTCAATATGAATCTCTACGACGAGAATCCTAGCGCATTTTCTGAACAAGAGTTATCGACCGACGCTTGATTCGCTTCTTGGTCAATTCATTCATCGATGTGACTGGTCCGTGAAGAATTTCAAGACCCTTATTGTTGAATGTTTTCAAGAACGGCCTAAACGGCATCCAGTCGTCGCGTAAAAATAGGTGGATAGGAATCATACGATTACTGTTCCACCACCACTCGTCTGCTAATTCTAAAAATGCCGCCTTCATCTCTGGATGAACAATGCTGCCATAGTCATAGAATGTCGTTATAGTGTCATCACGATTCTGAATGATGCCCACAAACTCCTGTCCACTGTAACTACAGACAGTAATGAAGGGATGATTCTGGGACAACTTTTCGAAGAACTCGCTATTCATAATTGACAGTATTTATACTTCCAAAATGGAGCGATAAATAAGAAAGGAAC